TGGGGCAACCACGAAAATTGCATACACGAAGCGGGCTTTGAAGAAGCTTGGTCAAAAAAGATGTCAAAAAACTAAAGATTTTACAAAAATTTCATAAATTTGTCATAGATCTGTTACAATAATATGTTATATTTTAGATGTAAGTAAATTTGTAACTATATTCTACTTGCGTTTATTTTATTAACAAAAGGATAAAACATGAAAACACTAATAGCTGCGGCAGCGATTGCAGTAATATCTACAACGGCATCAGCCCGTGATCAAATACAAGTAACCGGTTCATCAACTGTGCTTCCATACGCAACAATAGTTGCTGAAGCATTTGGTGAAAACTTTGAGTTTCCAACGCCTGTGGTTGAAGGCGGTGGTTCGGGCGCGGGCCGCAAGAAACTATGCGAAGGTGTAGGAGAAAACACTGTTGATATCGCAAACAGCAGCTCTAAGATGAAAGACGAAGAATGGGCTGCTTGCGAAGCAACTGTTGGTGAAGTCAGCGAAGTTCGCATTGGCTACGACGGTATTGTGCTTGCGTCAAACATTGATCAACTGAACATTGAAAACCTAACAGCACAACAACTGTACACTGCACTACACGCAGACAGTATTGCAACGCTGTGGAGCGATGTTGATTCAACATTTCCTGATGTAAAAATTCTAGTATATATTCCAGGAACCAAGCACGGTACTAGAGAAGTGTTTGATGTAAAAGTTATGGAAGCCGGTTGTAAAGCTGCATTGGGTGTTGAAAAACTGGATGATGATCAAAAGAAAGCCTGCGTAAAAGTTCGTACAGATGGTGCTGCTATTGATGTTGACGGCGACTATACAGAAACACTTGCTCACCTAGATGCAAATGAAACTGCACTTGGTGTGTTTGGCCTCAGCTTCTATCAGAACAACACTGACAAGTTGGAAGTTGCTACAGTAGACGGTGTATTCCCAAGTGTAGAAACTATTGCTTCTGGTGATTATCCAATCAGCCGCCCACTGTTCTTTTATGTTAAGAACGCTCACCTAAATGTTATTCCCGGACTTAAAGAATATGTTGCTTTCTTTGTTAGTGACGAAATGGCAGGTCCTGATGGTGCACTATCACAATACGGTCTAGTTCCAGATCCAGAGCTTGCTGCAACACAAGCTACAATCGCCAACTGGTAATTTAAAAACATCAATAGAGTGGGTAAAACCACTCTATTTTCTTGACCTTTGTAAAGTACCATGCTATAAATACTATGTGATGTTGATATTCACTGAACACGTTCTGGACTCGGTAGTTTACGTCTCCATCAAAAAGAGGAATAATATGAAATACGCAGATGATGCATATACTTATCTATTAAAACATATTCCCACTAATCAATTTTACTATGGGGTACGATGGGGGAACAAAGTCCCGCCGGAAGAAGACTTGTGGATACATTATTTTTCGTCGAGTGAAAGAGTAAAGTATCTTATTAACGAGTATGGTGTAGATACTTTTGAATATGAAATAAGAAAAAGATTTAAATGCGAAAAAGCAGCCATTGCATGGGAAACCAAAGTCCTTTCAAAGATGAAAGTTTTGGAAAACACCCAAATATGGCTCAACCGTAATGCAGGCAACGCAATTTTCTTGGATGAAAAAGCTAAAGAGAAATTAAGAGAATATTTTGATAAACCTGAAGTCAAGGCATTAAGAAGTAGCAGAATAAAAGGAGAAAACAACCCTTCGTGTCGTGCTGACGTGCAAGCTAAAATTAAAGTAAGTCTTGCTGAAACATTGAAACGACAAAAAGAAGAAAGTACTGGATGTTTTTCAGAAGAGTGTAGACAACACATGTCAAGAATTAAGTCGGGCAGCGGTAATGGTAGATCAAAGAAATACGTACTTACGTCTCCCACTGGGAATCAATATACAGTACACGGCGCACTAAGACATTTTTGTTCAGAACATGGATTATCTTATGCTTGGGCAACATCAAATGCTAAAAAAAATATTCGTGATCCTGGTATAGAAGGATGGTCAATTTACGAAGCAGACTCGCCACAGGCAGGAAAGAACAGAGTACACATAAATGACGGTAAAGAACACAAAATGTGTTTTATAGAAGAACTTCCTTATATGTTAGATCAAGGTTGGCAACGTGGGGGTTTACCTACTGTTCGCAAACAAAAAGATATAGAAACAGCAAAAATAGCACTTGAAAAACGTCTTTTAACTATGGAAAAAAGAAAAGAAGCGGGGTGGGTAAATCCTACAAAAGGTAGAAAACGAGACCCAGATGCTGTCGCAAAAGGGGCTGCTAAACTAAAAGGTAGAAAGTTATCTGATGAACATCGGTCAAAAATAAGAGAAGCTAGAAAAAATCGAGTTGTGACAGAAGAAACTAGACAAAAACTTTCAAAAGCAAGCTCAGGATCTAACAATCCTATGTATGGAAGACCACGTAGCGAAGAAACTAAAGCAAAGATAAGAGCAACCAAAGCTGCCAACAAATTAGCTAAGATGTTAAAGTAGGTGCTAAACATTCAATAAACACTGTGCATAATATAAAAGAAGGTTGGATTAGAAATAAACTTGACGAAGTAGAATAACCAGTGTATAAATAACTTGTGATGTTGATATTCACTGAACACGTTCTGGACTCGGGGGCGGTACCCGACGACTCCACCACAGATACATCTACAACTCCGAGAGAGTAGACCGAAAGGTGAAATAGTAGGAGAATAACGTGATGTATCTTTGCTGGGGTCGAAATAGGATCGACAGGCGAACTAGGCAGGATGGAGTCACCGGGATCTAAGCGCCGTTGCCGCGAAGAAAACTATAGATGCAAACAGCAACTATGCTCCAATGGAGCGCATGGTAGCCTAAGGGTTACGGGGGTTTTGGCAACTTGAACCTAGCAACAGAATCAAGTTGCTTTTATAAGGAAAAAAAATTATATGATTGAATCGTTAAAAAACATTGATAAATCAATGTTAGTTAAACTAGTATTATTACATGTTGCTATCATTACAATTTCGAATGCAATTGTTAGCAGCACATTTACACTAGCAGGATTTGTTATTAGCTGGTCAGCACTTACATTCCCTCTAGTGGTTCTTGCAACAGACTTAACTGTTAGGCTACTAGGAAAAGAAACAGCAAGATCAACTATTGCGTTTGCTTATCCATTTGCAATTATTACTTCTATTGCAGTTGTATTGGCAAGCGGTGCTCCAGAATCAGTTGCACTACGTATCGGGTTTGCCAGTGCTACTGCTTATGCAGTTGGCACACTACTTGACGTTTATGTGTTCCAGCACATCAGAGAAAAGTGGTCCAGCAATTGGTGGGCTGCTCCTGCAATATCAACTGTTGCAGCAAACATTATTGATACATACACATTCTTCTCCGTGGCCTTCCACGGTTCGGCAGATGAATTTATGTCTGCAAACTGGTTAGCAGTTGCACACTCGCAAGTAGGTATTAAAATTGCAATTGGATTAATTATTTTCTTACCATTGTATGGGGTGTTTTTGAATTATCTCAAACGTTATCTAAATGATAGTCGAATTGGATAATTATACTATACACCACGCGGCTTAATTCTTTAGGTTGCAGGGGCGGGTACTGCCCATCAACAGAAGTGCCATTTACACACCAACACAGGATAATAAATGAAATATTTGCTACAACTCTTTGTCTCTAATAAATATTCCGGCGATAGAAGCGCACATCGCATCTATCAATCAAGATATGAGGATTTATGTCAATAAATGATACCAACACCAAAAGACTTCAGTGACAGATTTGCTTATGGGTTAACCATGTTCTTTCGTTGGTTTGCAGACACCTTCTTTGCCAAGCGATATGGACACCGTGCAGTCGTACTTGAGACTGTAGCCGGCGTTCCTGGAATGGTTGCAGGCATGTGGCAACATCTACGCAGTCTGCGTAAGATGGAACCAGACAAGCGTGGCTGGATTCACACACTGTTGGCAGAAGCTGAAAACGAACGTATGCATCTAATGATCTTTATTGAGATTGCAAAACCCAACCGGTTTGAACGACTGGTTGTAATGTTTGCACAGTTTGTGTTTTGGCATTTCTACTTCCTACTATATGTGTTTTTTCCTAAGACTGCACACAGAATGGTTGGGTACTTTGAAAATCAAGCAGTTTTAAGTTACACACATTACTTAGAAGAAATTGATGCAGGCAGAGCAGAAAATATACCTGCTCCGCAAATTGCTATTGATTATTATAAGTTGTCCGCTACTGCAACACTACGTGATGTTGTAGTTGCAGTGAGAGCAGACGAACAGGGTCATGCTGATGTAAATCACGGTATGGCCAATGAACTAGAACTTACAGGCGGAAAAAAGGGGTAACATAGTTATGCCGGCTGGGAATCTGCCTGTCTTACAAACAAGAACAGGTTAAGGGTACTAATAGTGGAAATACAAAACGCACCACTCTGAAACTGTAAGTTATAAATAGTTTTATGCATTACAAAAGTATTTTTATTTCAGACATACATTTAGGAACCAGAGGGTGTCAGGCTGATACTCTTTGTGTTTTTTTGAAATCCAACACCTGCGACAATCTGTTTCTTGTGGGTGATGTAATCGATGGTTGGAGATTGCGCAAGCGTTGGTTCTTTCCACAAAGTCATGCAAACGTAATTCGCAGAATACTCACAGCAGCCAAGCGTGGTACCAATGTTTATTACATACTAGGTAATCACGATGAAGCGTTTCGAAAATTTTTGCAATTTGATATTGAAATAGGCAATGTCAAGCTATTGGATCGGTATGACTATACAGCAGTAAATGGTAAAAATTATCTCGTGATACACGGAGACTTTTTTGATGCGTTGATGTTGGATAAAAAGTGGATCATGCACATCGGCGACACACTGTATGACTTGATGATATGGTTCAACACACATTTCAACCGTGTGCGGCTGTTTCTTAAATTGCCTTACTGGAGTCTCAGCAAATGGCTCAAAAACAACACTAAACAAGCTGTTAGCTTTATACAAAAATACGAAGACCACATAGCAGACTATTGTAAAGGTCATGGATACGATGGCATCATTTGCGGTCATATCCATCACGCAGAAATCAAACACATAAATGGCGTCGAATATATGAACGACGGCGATTGGGTTGAGAGCGGAACTGCACTGTTAGAACACATAGATGGAACATTTGAGATATACTGGCATGACAAAACGAATACTGATAATAACCGACAACTTACCGGATCAAATTAACGGTGTGGTTACGACCTATACAAATATTGAACCGCTTGCGATTCGCGATGGTTATACTATTGATTATATTCATCCCGGGAGGTACCGCTATGTTGATTGCCCTTTCTATAACGAAGTCAAACTCGCCTATCCCTTTAACTTTAGGAAAACGATCCAGGAAATTGATCCGGATTATATACATGTCGCCACTGAAGGTCCTATGGGTTTGTTTGCTAGAAGGTATTTTACAATACACGGGTATCGCTACAATACTGCTTACCACACTAAATTTCCTGAAGCCTTGAAAAAAATACTGAACGTACCGGAATCAATCTCTTGGCCACTGATACGCTGGTTCCATGCCAACAGCAATAAAGTGCTAACCACTACAAACAGTATGGTACGCAGTTTACAGCAGCATGGGTTTGGCGATAACGTAATTGCGTGGACTAGAGGCGTGGACAGAGCTGTGTTTAAACCAGAACAGCGACAAACGCAGTGCGCCAAACCTTTACTGGTGTGTGTGAGTAGAGTCAGTGCTGAAAAGAATCTCGAAGCGTTCTTTAAATTGTCTTACCCTGGCGCTACTAAAATTATGGTAGGCGACGGACCAAAACTTGAAGAATATCAGAAGCTATACCCAGATGTAATTTTTACCGGAGCCAAACGTGGAGCAGCGTTAGCACACTATTTTCAACAAGCAGATGTGTTTGTGTTTCCTAGCAGATGGGACACATTTGGGCTGGTTATGATAGAAGCTATGGCGTGCGGTACTCCTGTGGCTGCATATCCAGTTCAAGGTCCAGTGGACGTGGTAGAGTCTGGTGTAACAGGGTTCTTAGACGAAGATTTAAAATTAGCTGTTGACAAATGTCTTAGACTAGACAGAAAAGCAGTTTACAACGGCAGCTTGCGCTGGAGTTGGGAGGCAGCCTGGAAAATCTTTAAAGACAACTTGATTGAGTTAAAAAAATAAATAGCTTTATGAATTGGATTGATATTGACCAACTGCTGTACAGAATGATTGCCAAACACGATTCTGTAGAAGCTGTTTACACTGAAGCACAAAAACATTTTAAATGGGACCGCAGTCAAGTACAGGCTGCGGTCGATCCTTTGCTGTTAAGACACAGCACACTCAAACCTGCAGAAACTGCCCAAAAAACCACCAAGAGAAAACCAAAATGAAAATATATACAGTGCCTCCTAAGCCTGCAGAATTTATTGTACAATTCGCAGTAACAGATCATCCGCATATACTTGAACCTGGGCCCAAAGAGGCCCAATTTTTTTTAACACAGTCTGTTAAAAAATGGCAAGCTATCAATGAAATTAAATTATTCTTAACCATAGAAAACAACACAGCTACGTTGACGTTCTTAACAATGGAAGATGCAGAACTGTTTTACGAAGAATGGAATAGATAAGATGCTACGTGCATTTAAACTGTTGCAAAAATAACACACTTTACAAAAACAAAGAGCAAAAACCCACTAAACCTGTTCAAACTGGTTGTGCAATTTAACAGAAGTTGTATAACTAATTTATAGATGTTGGATAATCCAGCATCAGATTTATAAGGATAAAACATGAAACTATTACTTACTACTGTTGCAGTTATTGCATTTACTGGCGCTGCATTTGCTGCTGATTTTGGCGGTTCGGTTGGTGCTGACGTTACCGAGAACGCCCTAGGCGATTTTATCGCAACTCCATCTATTGAACTGTCGTTTGGTAACAGCGCCGAAGACGGATCTGCATTTGGCTCTATTGGCGTAGAAGCAGATGCTGGTAATGTTGTTGTTGACAACTGGAACCTTGGCGTAGCTTTCAGCGGTACTAGCGTTAGCTTTGGCGACCAAGGCGACTTGTTCAGCTTTGGTGGACTAGAAGTTGTTGGCGGCGATACTCTTGCAAGTCCAGCAGATGATCATGAGTCAGTGATTGTTGAATACAATCAGTTTTCTGGCTTGATTGGATTTACTGATATCAGCAACAATATTTCGGACATCGAAAATATTCAGCTTGGTTATGCCAACGACTACGGTCAAATTGACGTAAATGCAGCACTTGATTACAATCTCAACACTGAAGATACCACTGTTGCAGTATCAACTGGTGTTGATGTTAGCGAAGCTGTATACGCTAACTTGACTGTTACTTATGCTGACTCGCTTGCTTACGAAGCACTTGGTTCATACACTGTTGACGAAGCGTTCAAAGTTAACGCATACATCAACGGCGACGAAGATGAACTTGCTCAAAACATCGGCGCAGGTGTAGTGTACGGTAATGACGGTTTTGAAGCATATGCCGAAGTTGGTTACAACCTTAACACAGAAGAACTAACTCCAGCGTTTGGCGTTGGCCTTTCGTTCTAAGATTAGCAACATCGAATAAAAAAGGCCCTTCGGGGCCTTTTTTTGTATTCTCAGTTGGTTAAATAGTTAACTACTATAACGTACGAGGGTATACATGAAAAAAATTTTATTAATCAGCTTTGTCGCAGTGCTATTATTGGTTGCTACTGCTGCGGCAAAGGAAAAAGAAGGAGTCGCCTACGACTTCAAGATCACTAGAGTTATCGACGGAGACACTGTTGCATTTGAAGCAACATTCCTGCCAGATCCGTTAAAAGAAGAATTGTCAATAAGAGTGTTTGGAGTTGACACTCCGGAAAAAGGCCACAGGGCGGCCTGTCCAAAAGAAGCTGCACTCGGCGAAGAAGCTTCTAAGTTTACCAAATCTTTGGTAAGCAAATCTAAAAAACAACAGGTTGTACTAATGGACTGGGACAAGTACGGCGGCCGCGTGTTGGGTGATATTATACTTGATGGCGAAAGCTTGAGAAATCTGTTGATTAGCAAAGGCTATGCTCGCGAATATTACGGCGAAGCAAAACAAAGTTGGTGCAATTAAGTTGACACAAGCAGTTATTCCTGTTATATTATTCAAGTAACACAACAGGAATAACTCTATGTCTATGCATCTTGTCGGTCCTTATATGACCACTACCAAATACAATTCAAAACGCAAAGTTGCTAATACAAAAAAACTTCGCGACGCAAAAGCAGAACACGAAGCATGGCTTAAGAAGCACGGCATTGACGACGAAAGTCTTGCTAAGAAACTGCCCAAGGATCGCAAAGGCAAACGTGTAAGTATTCACGAAATACCCGATTACACTGTAAACGCACCGTCTGTTAAACTCAGCGATCAGATAGCAGGCAGTGGTCCTAAGGCCGAAGAAAAGCGTTATACCGGAACACTTATCAAGGGTATTGCTACCATGCACAAGAGCAACGCTGTGCCGATTATGAACAAACAAGAAGCAATTGAAGTTAGCAGTATGCGTAGGGGTTAATCTACTGCTATATTGTTAAAAACAGTAGGATAAATATTATATGTTTTTAGGAATTCTTACAATGCTAACGGCATTGAGCATCAGCGCCGTTGCAATATACTATTCAGTAGCAGGGCTCGTAGCGATATTCGCCGGTGCTGCGGTCCCTATTATAATTATGGGCAGTGTATTAGAAGTAGCAAAGTTGGTTGCAGCTATATGGCTGCATTACTATTGGGAACATGCAGTATGGTGGTTGAAAACTTATCTAGTTACCTCAATTGTAATATTAATGATCATTACCAGCATGGGTATCTTTGGTTTCTTATCCAAAGCTCACATTGATCAAACTGCTAGTGCGACTGAAGGGTTAGCAAGATTAGAACAACTTGACACACAGATTAAACGTCAAGAAACTATAGTACTTGAAGCAGAGCAAGAGATTAACAAACTTGAATCGTCTGGTGTGAATCGTGACGCAGAAGTTCAAACACAAATCGACAAAGAACAAGTACGTATCGACAGTGCATACGAGCGTATTCAACCTGCTATTGATGAACAAAACAATATCATTGCCAAAGAAGAACAACGCCTAGGCGGTGGCGCTTCCTTATACAAGAGTCAACTGGACGAAATAGATCGTAACTTAAAGAACATTGAAGATTACATTGCAACTGACAATGTGAAAGCAGTACAGGCGTTGATCGGAGTTGAAGCTGACGGTAACTTAGGGCCAGCTACTGCTCGTGCAATCGAAGCATACAGAGTTTTACAAACTGCTGAAAAGCAACGTTTGGTTGAACTTATTGCACAGGAAAGCAGTAACATTTCTTCTTCTACCATCGATGCTGCTCGTGCAGAAATACAGCGTTTGCGTGGGCTAGCAGAGCAAGAGATTGCAAATTCAAACGAGTTGATCAATCGTCTACGTCAACAACTAGGCACCACAGACACTGATCAAATTTTTGACAAAGTGGCTAAACAAAATGCTATAATTGAAAAAGCAGAGCAAGAGATTGCTACCCTATCTGAACAGAAATTTGGCCTTGAATCTGAATATAGAAAACTAGAAGCAGAAGTAGGACCTATTAAATATCTAGCAGAATTTGTTTACGGCAATTCTGAAGATAAAGATCTATTAGAAGAAGCAGTGCGTTGGGTAATCATTTTGATTATCTTTGTATTTGATCCATTGGCTGTTTTACTTCTAGTAGCAAGTCAACAAACCTTTAAATTTCATGCTGAACTCCGTAAAAAAGAGTCGATGAATTACGTTGTCGACACCTACAAGGATGTAAATTATGCTGTACCTAATGGATCTGATATTAAACAATCAGATAAAAAAACAAAGCCAAGAAATAAAAGAACTCCCACAAACACCCCCCGCGCCGACAAAGCCGCCGCTAACAGTGCAACAGCTGAAGTTGATTATTCCTTGTCTAGAACAAGACTTGAAAACAGAGGATTTCTAGATGATAGACCTATACCGACAACTAACATTGATGCAAATGCAAGCTTGGGAGAAGTTCGCACAGCAGGTGTTGTTCCCTCCACAGCTGAAAATGATGCAGAATTGGAATCAACTGAAATACCAATTGATGAATCTAGAAAAAAACGATTAGATCGATTAAATGCTATAGAAAGTCATCCGGAAAACAAACTGGCAAAAATACAGTGGAAACAGGATCATCCAGATTCGACTATCAAAGAGTACAAAGAAGCATATATAAATGGCGAGATTGATCGACTTCCTTGGGAAAGCTACGTGCAGAACGGGGAACAAAATCCTAATAGTATATGGAATAAAATAAGACCTAACAATGAATAATATTGTTATAATTACGCCACCGGATGTATTAAACAATGATGCATTTAGTATTTGTTTAATACATCCAAGAAAAGAGTTAAAAGAAATATTACATACAATGTTAACCAAAGTTAACATAAATGTAAATGTTTTTTTATATGAGTTATCAACAGACTATGATGTAGAATGGCTATTGAATGTGGTCAAGTTTTCTGATATAGTGATTCTTGACCTGGATAATTGTGATGTACTTACAAAAATATTTTGCAGCCACATTATTGCACAGCCAAGCACATTTTACTTGACAAACGATAACTATACCCCTTATAATATAATAAGCAAGAACAGAGTATATGATCTTGCTTGGTTAGAGAGTATTCTTAGTAGAGGAAACAATGAATAAATTTTACCGTGATGACCATCAACCTAGAGGTTTAAAAGTTGAGGTACACAATAACGATCTTACAAAAGCATTACGCAAGCTTAAAAAGAAAATTGCCGACGATGGCATTATGCAAACTCTTAAAGGCAAAGAATTCTTTGAAAGCAAAAGTGTTAAACGCAGAAAAGCCAAAGAAGCTGCTATTCGTCGGCATCGTAAAGCCCAAGCAACTCGCGATATTTAATAGGTAAAAAATGCGGTTAGAAACCGACGTAAAATTAGATTACAAGGATGTGTTGATACGTCCTAAAAGAAGCACACTAAACAGTCGTGCTGAAGTAAGTTTAGAAAGAGAGTTTGAGTTTCGCAACTTTAAACCAAACTTTCCAGACAACATCAAAAACTATCATTATCGTGGCGTGCCGATTATGGCTGCTAACATGGACGGTGTTGGCACATTTAAAATGGCAGATACCCTAGCTTCACAAGGAGTTTTTACTTGTCTAGTTAAAACCTACAGTGCAGACGAACTTACACAATTTTTTAAAGACAACAGTCATAGAACTCAGTATGTTGCTATGAGCATTGGCGTTAGCAATGCTGACTACGAAAAGTTCTGTAAAGTTTATCTTAACGTAGGTGAAAATTTACAGTATCTTTGCATTGACGTTGCAAACGGTTATACAGAAACATTCGTTAATCATGTTAAAAATATCCGTGAACGTTATCCGCATATTGTAATCATTGCTGGTAATGTTGTTACTGGTGAAATGACGGAGGAACTTATTCTTGCTGGCGCTGATATTGTTAAAGTGGGCATTGGTCCTGGTAGCGTTTGTACTACTCGTATACAAACTGGTGTGGGATATCCGCAACTATCCGCTGTCATCGAGTGTGCTGATGCTGCTCATGGCCTTGGCGGTCATATCATCGCTGATGGTGGATGTACTTGTCCAGGTGATGTTGCTAAAGCATTTGCTGCCGGCGCTGACTTTGTGATGTTGGGTGGCATGTTTGCTGGCCACAACGAAGGCGGCGGCAACGTTATTACAAAACATTACAAGACAGGAGAAGTTATTTTCCATCACAGTGATCACAGCGTTAGCTATTATGAAAAAGAAGAAGTATACGATACTAAGAAATTCGTGCAGTTTTACGGCATGAGCAGTAAAGCAGCAAACGATAAACATTTTGGCGGCTTGAAAGATTATCGAGCGTCAGAAGGCAGGGAAGTTTTAGTGCCATACAGAGGTTCTATCACTGATACAGTACAAGAACTACTTGGTGGTATTAGATCTACTTGCACATATGCAGGTGCTAAGACATTGAAACAACTTAGTAAATGCACTACCTTTGTTCGTGTAACACAACAATTTAACAGTGTTTATGCAAGCAATGGTAAATAAAATTGGAACGCCAGGTTGGGTTCCATAAGATCTTGCTTTAAAAGGAGATAAAAATGACAAGACTTACCACTCTAGACTTACCTTCATTCCACCGCGCCACTGTTGGCTTTGACAGAATCTTTAATGACATTGAACGTCAGTTTGTCAATTCACAAAGCACAGGTAACTATCCTCCATATAACGTTGCAGAAATCAACGAAAACGAATGGATGATCAGCATTGCTGTTGCTGGATTCGGTATGGACAATCTTGATATTGTTCTTGATAAGAACATCTTGACTGTAGAAGGTACACCTCCAAAAGGTGATGAGGAAGTGAAATATCTACACAAAGGAATTGCAGGACGCACATTCCGTAGACAATTCACACTAGCTGAGCATGTTGAAGTTGCAAATGCAACATTGGATCTTGGTATGTTAAACATTCATCTAGTTCGTAATGTTCCTGAAGCATTACAACCAAAGAAGATTGCTATTACAGCACCAAGCTTAATCGAAGGCTAATCAAGTCTAGGGGGAGTGATGAGCTCCCCCATCAACAAAGGAAAAAAAATGACTATTAACACAAGCACTGAACAGATTCACGAAGCCGAAATTACTAAAACAATTAACAAATCTGAAACTGTTAAGACAAATGAAAAACTCAAGATTGATTATAAAGAACCTTCGAGATTTAAAGTTGTATTTTTAAACGACGAACAGACTCCTATGGATTTTGTAGTCATGCTTCTAGTTGAACTTTTCAAACACTCAGAAGAAACTGCACACGCACTCACTATGAAAATTCATGAAGAAGGATCAGGAGTAGTAGGAGTTTACAGTTATGAAATTGCTGAACAAAGAGAATTAGAAGTAATTTCTATTTGCAGAGACAATGGGTTTCCTCTAAAAGTCAAGCTTGAGGAAGAATCTTGAGTCTAAGAGATCTAACACACGAAGTGCATCAGCAGGCCGAACGCACCGAATTTGCACGAAAATTAATCAAGGGACTTTCTCCAAAAGAATATCATCTGTATTTGTACAATCAATATATGATTTATTCTATATTAGAAACTGCTGCTGAAACTGTGTTACCAGAACTCAAAGAAATTTATAGAGCAAACCGCATATATGCTGATTTGCGTGAGCTTGAAAGAGAATATTCTATAGAAACAACACCAGATATGCTGATGCCAGTGGTATCTGCATACGAGCGTCATGTAATCAAGCTAGATCGCAACGGGTTACTTGCACACATATATGTACGTCATTTTGGAGACATGTATGGCGGACAAATGATTAAAAAACGCAACCCAGG